ACCTAGTTTTAAAGAACCTATTTCTGTCCAACCATTCGGTGTAAGAATAGGTTCTTGTAGCGGTTGACTTTTGCCAACCCCAGTCGGAGCCAATATCACACCTAGTTCTCCTTTAGCCAAACCACCTTTCAATAAATTATCAATCCCAGTAATTCCCATCGGAATTGGGTGTCTGAAATCTTCTCTAAGAAGATCATCTAGATCATTGAATACATCGAAAACATTTTTGTTATTTTCACCAACTTGAAGTGCTGCTTTGATTAGTTCTTCTAACTTGTCATAGTTTTCAAATTCTCCACTATCCAAAATCTTTTGTGATTTTGTGATAGCTTTCTGGAGTTCTTGTTGTTTACAAAACTTCAGAGCTTTCTCTTGAACAAACGCGGCACCATCACTTGGTGCTTTTTGGATCTTGGTGATAGTATCATTTAAGATTTTCAACATCAACTCCTGAGGGAATTCACTTTTTACAATTTGAAACAAAGTTTCAAATGATGGTGAACACTCATACTTTGTATAATACTCTTTGATAGTTGGACAAGTGTTTTGAAATACTTGTTTTCAAAGTGTGTTGGCTCTAATACATCAAGGATAGTGTGTGAAAAATCTTTTTCTACAATCAGTTGATTTATAAGTTGAATTTGAAATGTTTCACCTAAATATTCGAAGTTCCTTGACATGTTTTATATGTTTTTATGTTTTGATAAATACAATCAAACTAGGCTATAGTCAAGGTAATTTGTCTCAAATTCTTCAGATGAAAAAATGTCAGTTAGGTCTCGAAGTACAATTTTTACTTGCTGACGTATGTCTACAGTGTATCTTATTTTAGGTGGGAAAATTTTTGCATCTAGTGATCTATGACAAATTGTCATATTATCTTTTAAAATTTTAAAGTGAAACACTTCAGGACCATCAGTCATTGAAGTTTCAAGAATACTTGAATCTTCAGCTATCTCGTTTTGTAAGTCCATCATATAGATGGTTGTCCTCATTTTTTGTTCACGTAAAAAATCGTTGACATAATCTTTCACGTACTCATAAAGATCCAAGGATCTTTCGGCGATAACGTTATAGTTTTTTACATTGAAGTATCGTTGGATTACGATGTTATTATTAAGAGTAATCAAAAACTCTAACTTGGTTAAATCTTGTTCTTTCATAATTTGTTTGATTTATTAAAATATAAGGGTTATTTGTGGTTTTTCAAATTTTTTTTTTTCAATTTGTTTGTTCTTTATTGAATTTTCTTTTCTCTTTACGTGTTAGTTTCATAAATGGACGGATGAATTCAACAAACCCTTCATCTGATTTAGGTATGTATTTAAAAAATCCATCTTGGGTCATCATTCTAATTACGTTTTTATAACTTCTTCCTTCTGGATCAATATTTTCACGAATGTGTTCTTCTACTAAATCTTTGGCCTCCTCAGTAATCATTGGGTTTTGTAAATCCATAATTAATTTTCTTGTGATAAAATAATCTTTTCCACTTGTTTGTTTTTTACAAGTCCCTCGAAGTAGGTTTTCTAAAGCCTTTGATTTTTTTTTCGAATAAATTTGACCTGCTTTTGACAAAATATCATCAATTGACGTAGGAACTTCAAGTACCTCTGGAAAAAATTTTACAAGTGTTTTTTCGCCAAAATTGATTACACCAAATACATTATCTGATTTATCTCCAAGTAAAATTTTAGCAACAAGTAGATTAACATGTGGAACTTCAATAGTGTCTAATTTTACTTTATCTCCCTCGTAGAAGTATCTTTTGTGTAAGGGTGAGTACACTGTCACTTGAGAACTTAAAAGTTGTAGGAGGTCTTTATCTGATGAAAAAACGGTAATGTTTTCGTTGGTGGCTGTGAGACAATAATGGGAAATTAAATCATCTCCTTCATTGTATGAAACCCGAAGTTGTCGAATAAAAAATTCTTCTAAATAATTTTGAACTTTGTTTCTTTGAATATTGAACGATTCTTTTTGGAACTCATTCAGTCTTTCTTTTCTATTTAACTTATAGTCTGGATATAATTCTCTACGTCGTTGTGAGTTATGTTCACCATCCCAGACAACGAAAACTTTGTCGTAGTCGTGCTCGTCCAATTGTTTTCGAATGGTGTTAATGAAGTGGAAAAGTCCTCCGATGTGATTTCCATCGACAAAGAACTCTCTGACACCATAGAATCCAAGATTGAATAAATTATCCCCATCGATCAATAGTGTTTTCACTCTTGTTCATTTTCAACTTCCATTTCTTCTTTAAGGGTAAAATCTCCATCTAAACCAAGGATTTCTTTCCAGTAGTCAGCATATTCTTTTTTGTATTTCTCGACCGATGCCTTTTCCTCTGCAGCATCTTTTCCTGAGATAAACCCATGTGGTGTTACAATAATCTTTCCATCCTCATATCCTAATCCATTGATATGATTTTTCAAAACAGAGACTTTGGTTCTTGATGCGAACTTAACCGTCCTCTTATCTTTTGTGGCAGTAATTTTAGTAGTACCAGCGCCTTTTTGGTTTCCAAATAGAAACACAATTGAAGAGTTTAACCAAATAGATTCGCCACCTTTACTTTTAATTTTAGGTTGACCATATGGGTTATCGGGAAGTTCCACCCAAGGTTGGGCGACAATAATCAAAGTATTTTGAAATTTTGATTCAGCTTTTCTTGATCCTGAAATTCTTTGATTGATACCCATACCAATCTTGTCTGAAAGTACTGAGGCATTATGTTGTTTTCCACCTTTACCATCAAAGGTCATTTTACAAGGTACTGATCCGACACTATCCCAAAGAAAAACTAAATCATAGTCAATCTCACCTTTTTCTTGAGCGTCAAGTATTTCATTGATATAATCGGTAATTTGTTCGATATATTGGAAGTTATTGTTGAATAGAAAAAATCCTTCCCAATCTACTTCACCAGTTGATTCATCCACAACCTCTTCACATTCAAAACCCATCATTTTAGCGTGTCCAAAATCCCATTTTTGTTCAGTAATAATGAAAACAGGAAGAACGTTTCTCTTCTGTGCATCGATTGCTGATTTAATTAATGCTGTTGTTTTACCAGTATCTGAGTGTCCCAAAAACATATTGATGTGTCCGATTGCTGGACCTGGTAGTCCAACAGCGTCTAGAAACTCACGACCTAAATCGAAGTATTCTTGTGGTTTGTATTTTGCAGAGGTCGAGAATTTTTTCTTAATATCAGAAAAATCTTTTTTCTTGATTGCCATAAAGTTAAATTAAATTTGTTGGAATGTGAATTTTGTTAACCCTACGTTCGTGTCTTCCACCTTCGAACTTGGTTTCTAAGAAATAATCCAAGATATCTATCGCATCTTCTGCAGAGACGAACCTGGCAGGTATACACAATATATTTGCATTATTGTGTAATCTTGCCAAGGTTGCTATCTCCGAGTTCCAACAAATTGCCGCTCTTACATTCTTCCATTTGTTGGATGTAATCGATACACCATTGCCAGATCCACACAGTAGAATACCGATACTATCGGGTTCGTTAGAGATTTTTTTAGCTACTTTGTGAGCGTAGTCTGGGTAATCGACCGCTTCATAGGTGTCGGGGCCCAGATCCTCAACAACTAAACCATTCGATTCTGCTCTATTTTTCAGTAGTGATTTTAAATCAACCCCTGCGTGGTCTGATGCAATGTATACCTTAGTCATAAATTTTTTTGTTAGAAAGGTAGATCCTCGTCTGGTTCAGCATTTACTTGAGGATCCTCGTATGATTGTGATCCACCCATCGAAGTTTCAGCTTCCATAGAATTACCATATACATATTTGTTTGTATTGGAGTCCCACTTCGGTGTTTCACCTCGAGAAATGGCTTCAAGATACTCAACTGGTTTTTTTGAGTACACATCACCCCAAGTCAACTCGTCTTTCAACCACTCTTCTTGAACTTTGGGATCACTATGTAGTTGACTCGGATCATCGTGCATAATAGTTTGAATAGCGGTGTATTCTTTACCTGTATTAGATTTCTCTTTCCTCAATTCGATAATTAAGTCACGACCTTTTGCAGGGTCTGTAATATCACCCTTCTGTCTCCAGATTGGAATAATTTTATCGAGAATACCATCGTTTTTGTAATTGTGTTTAAACCTCCAGAACTTTACACCCTCTTCTTCGGCATCACGATCGATTACTTTGACAATATAAAACTTTCTAGAGTTATATTGTTTTGCTAACTCTTTATCAGATTCTTTACCTGTAGCTCTCAACTCTTCGTAGAGTTCGTTCAACGGAGATCTTTCGTTGTCATTTTTTCCTGGATCAAAAAGTTTCACCCATTTACCACCCACTTGTAGTTCGTGGTAGTATACTTCTTTGAATGGTGTAGATCCATCTTTTGTAGGAAGAATCCTAATTCGTTTTTGTCCTGTGGACGAATTTTGTGGGAGGATACAAGCGAAGTATTTCTTCATTTTTTCCTCTTGAGATAAACCATCACCTGATTGGTTTTTCTCGTACTGTGCCAGAACGGCGTCTAGTGAACTCATCATGTTGTTTGTAGAAATTTGAATTGGTTAAAAATATAAAATAAAAAAGGGTCTTAGTGACCCTTTTAATATAACTAAGTATTCCAAAAAATCAATAATAGGATCTGAAATTTGGTGGTGGTGTTGGTAGTGTAATATCAAAACTTTTCTTCACTTCCGATGGAACAATGTTCTCAACCTCATCTGAAGTTAGAATATACTCATTTTTTCCTGACTTTTCAAGATCTTCCTCTTTTTCATCAAAAAAATCTGTAAGTTTTTGATTGAATGGTCCTGAGTCCAAACTTCTAAGTTCAAGTTTTTCTTGTGCGGTTTTAGGTCTATACTTTTCAACTTTCATTTCCAAAGAATTGATTTTGTCAATCAATTGATCCATTTCACCAACTTTGTTTTGTAGTGTGTCAAGTTGATTAAACATTTTTTGAAAATATTCATCTTGTTTACTTTGTATATCTTTTTGAGCATTAACAAGTTCTGTTACATCAAGTTCTTCAGAACCCGACTCTGTTTCCATACTTTCACCTTCAGATCCAATTTTTTCAACTTCAGTATCTTGAGAAACATCAATAACTTCTGGGGTTGGTGGTTCCTGTGGGAGCATAGGATCCGCTGGTGCTCCAGGTAATGGTGCTTGCCCTAAAGCATTTGGATCTGTTGTGGGTGGTGCGTTTGGATCAAGGGGCGCTTCAGGTAATGGTGGTATTGCCTCTTGTTCTGTCACATATTTGTTAATTTGATAGTGACGTTTGATTTCTTGAATTATTTTTTTATCGATAGACATAATTTACCCATTTAATAATTGTTTTATTCCGTGAGAAGTTTCAACTTGAATTTTTCTGTTTGTTCTCATCGTATTATCTACTCTTTCGATTAATCCATCTCTTTCTCTCACTGTATAACAATCTCCAGTATCCAAATCACAAACCTCACTAAAACCATTTCCAACTTGTTTTTGGGTATAACGTGTTCGTTTTCCCAAGTAATTGTCTAAAATATTTTGTAATTCCATATTTTTTTTTATTATAAATATAAGGACTTTCAATTAAATCAATCTGAATTCTCTAAGTTTTTCATACACTTCTTTACCTATTGTAATAAAATTAGTTCCCGAATTAGTATTACTATTTTTCCATTCATCAAAATCTTTAATTGTTTGGAACTTTTTTCTTGGCCAATAGTATCCCCATAATCTAGTCATATTTTCAACATAATCTCCAATTGTTACCCAAACGTTATTGTATCCTATTTCTGCGTTTACATTCAATAAATTATTTCTAGAATTCGTAAAATATAAATTTTGTATAAAATCTATCGATTTTTCGAAACTTTGGAATGTTGCAAATGGAACTCTTCCACCACCAGGATATTGTATACAACTGTAAAAAGGTTGCATATAGGTATTTAATCCACCATAATTTATATTGGGAATTGAGTACCCACCTAAAGGTGTACCCCCCAAATCGTAGTTGAAAGTGATGAACTGATTGTCATCGTGACCGTTCAAATAAGCTGTAAAGAAAATCATCGCCCTTAATCTAGGATCGGTTGTTTTTGTTTTCAATATTGCCGAGAAATTTGCATAAGTAATTCCTGTAGTAAATCCTTCCACGCCTTCCCAGGTATTATAAGGTGATTCTGCCGCACGAATACTAGAGTCGCAGAATATGGGTTGTATGGATGTAAATTTGACGTTTGATTGAATGGATGAATTTATAATGATGTTGTTTGTTGTCCCTGTAGTTGAAACTAAACTTGTTTGTTTAGATCTTCTTATTTGTTGTACAAGTTCACTTAATAAATTGTTATTGATAGATATAAGTTGTTTATCAATTTTAGCCATCGAATAAACTGGTACTCTTACTCCTTCGAAATACGTCTTAAATGACCCGGCCTCAATTCTATGTTCTACAGTTTGTATTTGATATGAACCCCTAAACATAGGAACATGTTTCAAATTAAAGTACATCGTAGGTTGAATTAAAGCACAACCCAAAGCTTCAATTCTTACATTGTAACTTCTTGTTTTATAGAGATTGTATAAACTTACACTACCGAGACTCGTTCTTAAACCCCCTGCTTGAGTTGCGGCTTCGGTAATTACTTTATTTGCCTCCGTTGTTGCAGCACCTAGGTTTTGTTCCATATTGATAGAGCTGAATATACTTTGATTTCGTGTTCCAAAATCTACGTTGAACCCAACGACCCTGTTTGTGTTCGCCCAGTTAGTTTGATTTCTACTTGATGTTGATAATGGGTTTTGTGATTCTAATCCAAAGTCAAAACTATCTGTTCTCCATCCATAATCAGAATTTTCTCTAAGATCCAAATGTTCACTAGGATTTCCAGCGTAGTAACATAGAAACGCTGGTTTTGAGTAACGGGTATCTACATTGGTATAAACACCAAACAAGTTATTCGCAATATCCTCAACACTCTGAGCCTTTGGTTCTATACCATTACTTACTTCACCATCCCCCCACCAATTAACATAAGCTGGAATTGGCATCATAAAGAATTTGTTGTCAACCAAAATTTGACTCACAAAATCAATTACTCTAGCATCTAAACTCGCATACGATTTAAAAAAGTTGAGTAATTTAAAAGGGTCTACAAGTACATCACCTATATCACGATTTGCTCTATCTAGAAACAAAACTTCTTCAAAAATGGTTTTTTCATCAAAGTTAGATCCTGCGATCCATTTATCATTAAATGATTTGAATGCTTGATACAATTCTATTTTTGGTTGTAGTCCGTCAATTGCGGATAGTAAAGGTTTTTGTGTTGTTTGTTCTACTTGTGGTAACTGTTTTTGGAGTTGATTGAAAAGTGAATTCAACGTCAAATTCAAAAAATTGTTTTTGTCCAAATAAAAATCATTGATATCCGTAATGAAGTTAGCCCCATCATAATTTCCACTATTTAATAACTTTTGTGTTGCAAATATTTTTACAAGTGGTGCGACAATTTGTATGTTACTAGAAGTAAAACCAACGTTCATTGTGATAAAAAAGTCAGTAATATAACTTCCATTATTACTGTATTTCATACCGTCGGCAGACGCAAACCCAACATATGTTCTTAGTGTTTCCCATGCTTGGGGGTTATTTGTTTCTGATTGTAATAATGTTATACCAGAATCATCACCAGGTAAAGTACCTAGTATGTACGGACTAAAGTTATAACCATCAAAAACTCGGTATCGATCATCTGTTGTTACACTTCCAAATAATTTACGATCGAAATTACCAGGATTACCATATCTGAAAGCAACATCATAATTCAAAAAACTTTGAATGGCTTCGGTCATTGACTTTCCTTGTTTGGTGACACATGTGTTAACATAGTTTGATTGTGTAACCCCCGTTTTAGGTATTTGGTCAACCACCAGACAATTCGCAAATACTTGTTGAAAGGTTCTATTTGCAAAATTATCATCGAGAAGTTCTTGACTTGTAACCTCTCTTTTAGATCTTGAAAAATTTAAAAATTCTTTTTCAAACTCATCTAGTATTTCAGTTTTAAAAACTCCGAAAATTTCTTCTATGTTTGAGTACTTGTCTGATAAGGAAAAAGAATCGTTATTATTTTTGTTTGGTTGTAGAAAATTGAAGTATTCGTTATAGGCTGGTTTGGTTATACTACTATTGTCAAAATAACCATAGTTTGATCCTCCCCAGAAAAATCGAATTGAACCATCGTTAATTGCACTATTACCGAATATCGATTGATTCATTGTTAATCCTGTTCCTAGTTTGAAACATTCATATTGGACTTGATTGTAATTTGTTCCGTAACTTGGTAATACAATCGTTTTATATCGTGCACTTTGATTGAATTTTGTGGATCCGTTAATATCAAATGTTGTAAACCAGCCTTGAAAATCTAACGAGGCGTACCGATTAGCAAAATTGATATCAAATCCCATAGGTCTTCTCAATGCAGCGTCAGTAGCACCAATATTCAACCCCTCATCGACAAACTTATCAATATCATTGTTTGTGTATCCTGACAAATAATCTAACCCCGTGTAAAAAAACAAAACGTCATTAACCAACGCGGGGTAAAATCCAACGTATTTTTTTTTAATTGATTCTACCGAACTTACACTAAAAATTTCAGTTTCACCATATAATGTAATACTATTTCCATTAATATCTTTGGTGACATATTGATGTGATAAATTACTAGTTGGTGGATAGTATAATTCACCAACGTTCACGTTTGTCCAAACAGAATCCAAAATATCAACACCACTTTCGACATATTTCTTATATCTGTGCCAGATCGATCCATATTTTAAAATCCAAGCATATGGTAATCTATGTATTGCTCCGAATTTTGTAAGGGTGGTAAACAAATAATCTTTGGTGACGTTAAGTGTATTATCAGTTGGGTTAATATCTTTCAAAGGTTCTCTCAAAGTAGACAAAGGTAGACTATTCAAAAACAAATAAGCCGCCTTTAGATATGGATACTGAACATCATTCCTATCGTTTTGTACACCCTCAACAAATGCGTTAGTAAAATATGGTGTGTTCAGAAGTGATACTGTCTGATTTGGGGTCAGGTTTCCTGTATTACCATTATAACTTAACGGTCCTTCTGTGATCAAATATTTCGATAACGTTCTTTTTTCAGTATAAAAAGTATTAAAACCAACAAAAGCATTTGAACCGATTTGTTGTTGGTTGTTTGTAATGACTATATTTGGTTCGGTGAAAGACAAATACGAATTATTAATAAAAGGTCTATTATTGTTAGTATTTGCATTAGCTATGTTTTCAAAATTTGTAATATAGTTAAGTGTTGAATTCAGAAACAAACTTCTAGTCGTACTATAAAATGAAGAATTACTATTGACATTTGATAAATTTTGTTGTGTCCAAGTATTATAGACAAATGGATATAAATCCAATAAGTCAGTTTCACTAGAAGACGAACTCTTTACGAATTCTCCAACATTTTTTAGAATACTTGTATCTTTACTCGAGTTCAGAGCACCAGAACTAATTGTAGTGATTGGTAACAAAGAGTAATCTTTTTGGGTTTTTACTCTCAGATAATCAGATGTAAAAATACCTCGAATAAGTTGTTGCCATGAAATACCAACACTTTCATTTGATATACCTCTCAGAACTTGTAAGTAATTTGTAGAACTGAAAGCAGTATTTTTTAACAATTTAGTAACAACGGGATTGGAAAAAGAATTTAACGCATTTCTAATATTAATCATTTCCATTTCAGCAAGATTGTCTATGACCCCGACCCTTTCGGCATTTGGTCTTGACAGCCTATCCCAGAAAGTTTGAAGTAATACCCTTTCGTAGATTTCATAAAGAAATTTTACATCTTCTAAATCACTCAAAATAGCATTACTAGTTGGGAAGTCTACCGCATTCACGGAAATCCTATTAATTATTCGACCTACATCATTTTCAGTCAAATTTCCAGATTGTTGGGACTCACTTTGGTAACTTTTGGTAATACCACGAATATACTCCTCGACAAATTGAACCTCGGGCCAAATTTGATAATCTGAAGCTCTTGTTTTGGAAAGTTCAGATTGTTCACCCGGATACATTACAACAAAGTTTTGTTTTCCATCTTTTTCAATTTGTTTTGTCAAATACAAAGGCCAAGGATATACGTTATCATCAAAATTACTTTTTACATCAGGACTAACATTTTCATTATCTTGACCAAAACAAGCTGTTTTTTTTATGGGGTTGACTCTTTGAGTCCACGCGTCTTTGTGAACTACATTAAGTAGTCTATAAAAAGCTTCAACAGATGCGAATATAATACCCATTACATTCCTCATTGTCGGTTTGAAACCTAGACCATTTGGTCCTTCTATTTTTTTGGACAAAAACGCTGATAACTTGTCAATTACAATAGATTTTTGTTTTTCTAATTCCCCAAACGTTTTATCAATTATATCGTCAAATTGTCCAAGACCATCAGAAAAAACAAATGTATATGAAGGGTAAATTTGACCCTCTAACAAGTTTTGAAAAGCAGCCACTATCAATTGTGATTCTGTATTTCGAAGTGTTTCCCACTCGAGTTGATCCAATGGTTCTCTTTTATACCTTGCTTTGAATGTTTGTATCCAATCGATATCGTCAACATTTATTAGTTTTACAAAACTATTTGGTTCAACACAAGCTCTGTCGTTACTTTTATTAGCATTTACCTGTTCGATCGTTTTTATTTGACTGGTATATCTGAGTTTCTCCACCGTAAATGTACCATTAATTCCAAATGTTTGATTAGCTTGTAACGCTTTTTTGTATTGTGTCACAATTTTCTGTAGTTCCCCAAGTGCGTTTTCAATTAATTGACTATCTGATCTTGTTTTTTGATTCAAAATCCAAACCTCAGTTAAAGATCTGTTATTTTCTTTTTTGAGTATGAACACTTTATCAATATCTATGTACCTATTGAACCAACTAGAACTTGAAGTTGTGTCACTTATCGAGGTTTTAAAACTTTGAAGTATTTCAAAGTAGTCATCGGCATCCGACAATGGTGTAAAATCAGATTGTCCAAATGTTTCCTCTAAATTTTTCTGTAGTGCTTGTAATTGTGCTCTGAATTTTGGGAATGTAATTTCTGGAAAATCTGGATCTAACAATCCCAAAGCTTTATACTTTTTGTATACATTTGATATAAATTGACGACCTCTTGTTGTTCTTTCATTGATTACAGTTTTTTTGTCATCGCCAACTGAAACTTGTGCCGCGGCAACTGATGGTGATTCTTGTGTAGTGATTTTGTAGTCACTAGCATACATAAAAGGTGTTGCAAACAATGCCCCCAATTGTGTTTCAGCTAGAACTGTATATTTGTAAGAATAAAACTGAAGTGTAATTCTGTAGTTTCCCGTAGCTGCTTCGAATGCTGCTGCAAACTTTGTGAGAATGAGTTGGTATTTTATTGCTTTGCCATAGTAACCTTTGATAGTCAAATAAAATGTAGGATATGGTAAATTAAAAAAGAATGCATACTCTGATTGTTCACCTTTTTCAAATAAAGCCCTTCCTTGTGTGTCAATCAACACTATATCAACAGTCGGTGTAAATGATCTTGAATTTTTTATAGCAATACTTTCAATACCTAAAAGTCCAGTGTCTTGTTTATTTGTTGTGTTTTGAGAATAAAAAAAATCTTTTGATTTATTAATTTTCTGTAAATTTTCTATACTCGGTTGGTTGATACCTTCACCAGTTAATGTATTGAATCCAGTGATCTGATCGGTGTATGTATTATCTAAAAAAGTTTTACCGCCGGGTCTTAAAAAATTTATCGACGCTAGTGTTTGACTTTGTATTCCTTGAATTCCATCATCTTGAGAAATGCCTTGTACAAGTTTTGTTCGTGGTAAAAGTTGTGCCTCCAAATTCGCATACATTACAAAGTCTTCTTGTTTGATCCCCCTTTCACTTACTTGTCCATTTGGATTAACAACTTTGTTGGGATCAACAAGAATGATGTTATCATAACTTTGTACTACAAAAACATCTTCATTTGCTTTAGGAACATTACCTGCCATAATATAAGAAATAGTTGTTTAACGCATTTTGATAATCTTGTAATGATGAAACCAAGGGGAATGGAATTGTAATTATTGAATTATCTGGAATATTCCATTCAAGTCCACCGTATTCAGGATTAGCTTGTAAAATTAACCAACCAAAAAATGGGCTATTATAATATTGTTGTGATATTTTGTCCAATCGACTAACCGCAACCCTATAGATGTATCGTTGATCAGTACCTTTAGAAGGTAATGAAACAAACGGGACGATGGTTTGTTGTCCATTAATCAAAAATTCTTTGTATCTATTGTAATATTGTTCCATTAGTTGAACTTCTTTTTCAAGTTAAATTGTTTCACGTCTGTGTCGGGATTATTTGGTGAATACAGTTCTTGTATAATAAATGTTGTAATTGGGTCATTTAAATCTTGTTGGAAACTAATTTCTCTCTCTAAGTTATTTTGGAAGGGTGGTGTAAAGTTGACATAGTTTTTTCCAAGTGTTAATTTGTAATTATTCAAAAGATTTTTCCCGTCGGTTGTAAGATTATCATAAGTATTTTTTAAGAAATTTCCATAGTATCGTTCAACTATATCTTTTGTATTACGATCAAGTCCTATAGTAAGTTGATTAACAAATTCTCTCAAGGTTGTAATATCTCTGTAAATTTTATTAAGAATTAAAAACTCTACTTGTTGTGGTGCGGATATTAAAGCGTTAGACGATTTAAATGTGGATAAACTTGGGTCATCAAGACTAAAAATAAGTTGTGTTTGTGGGTTTGGTACTATCCGTGGTTCGACTTGGTAATTATCCAAATAGAGACCACTTGATTTCAATGATCCCAAAAATGAAGTGTTACCAGAAGCTAACTGATTAATATCCGTAATCAGTTGAGTTTGAGTTGTTGATGAACCTGAAAACTTGTAAATTATTCCAACTCCTTTGGAATTTATTTTTCCGTCCGCAAGTGTTTGAGTAATAAAACTTGCTTTGTCAATTTGAAATACATAGTTCTGTTCGAGTTGTACTAACCCAGAAATCCATTCTGTCGCATCGTTTATAAAGTTTGATCTGTAAGTGTCTAAGTATCTTTGATAATTGTTTTTAAATAAATCTTTTTGTGTTTGAGTAACTATAGGATCGCTCATTTCACCAGCACCGAATATTACGTTTCCAGATGAGTTTAATGTAGCCGCAGAGAATATATTCAAATATTCTGACTCAATATACGAGTCTAATATCTCAAAAATTGTATCGATATTGGTTTGGTAAAGGAGTGGTTTTCCATATAGGTATGTCGGTGTAGTACCTAATGTCCCTTCGGAGTAACCTCTATTATTTACTTTTGTGGTGTTGATCAAA